CTACCGTGTCGGGCCCACCTTTTTACCCAGCCTATGCCTCACATAGTGAGCGGTCATTTTTTCACTGGTGTGGCCTAATTGGTCTTTGGCTGCGGACATGCCTTGAGTGTCCTCTTTGTCGGTTCCGGCCTTGGCGCGAAGGTCACGAAACTGGAACGACTCGGGGTCAATCCCGGTTTCTTTTCTGACGTCTCTGAGCCAGGCTGCTACCGTCCTACGCGAAACCGGCCTGCCGTACTGGTTGAGTACCAAGTAAGTGCTGATGATCTTGTATTGGCTGCGACGGGCCCTGACTCGCTGAATGACTGCCTCCAGTTCCCCGGTAACCGCGATTCTCAATTTGGCCGAAGTCTTCCCCTGACGGATGTGTAAATACCCGTCTTTAATGTCGTGCTCAGTCAGTGACACGGTGTCGGCTGGCCTTTGCCCGGTCAGGTATGCCAAATCCATGGCATCCCGTAGCGGCTCTCCAGCAGCCTTCCACGCGGTCTGATACATGGAGTCCTCAACGTACACATCGCGGCCCGATTCCTTCAGGGCTTTAACACCCTGGCATGGGTTTGTTGCGGCCGTCAAACCAATTGATCGAGCGTAATTAAAAATAATACTAAACAGCGCCCGCTCTCGGTTCGCCCTAACGTGTCCGGTTTCTTTGGTGATCTTCTGGCCATTTTCCTGCATCCACTTCTTGGCTTTTGCAATTCGCCATTGCAAGAACTGGTTGATGTGTACCGGCTCGATTTCATCTAAAAAACCGTCGCCAAAGAATTCGCGCAAATTCACAAGTTCTTTCGGTGTGTCTTTCTGGCTGCGAAAGGACTTGGTCGGCAGGACCTCAACAAGATAACGATCGGCGGCGTCATTAAATGTTGGGCTAACCACGTTTTCTAATTGTTCGTATTTGGCCCATTCTTGCAAAGCCAGAATGTAATCACTGCCCAGGGCTTTTTCCTTTCTGCCTGCCATTTCATAGTAGTAGTAGGTTTTCCCGCTACGTTGCTTTCTGGCTCTCATGCGCGGGGGCAGGTTGGTATTTTTGTATGGCTTTCGGCCCATATTGTCACCTCATTTGTAACACCTTCGGCTGCCACTTCGGTTTCGGATTTTCGATTTTACGCCCGGTTAGGACTTCAGCAACTACCATCGGCTTGCCCCTGGCGCTTGGATAAAATGGCACTCCGATTTTGCGCAAGTGTTCGCATTGCAATTGTTCTCGTGTTTTGCCACCTTTGCCGGTTCGGATTTCGGTAAAGTCGGCCAACTGTTCATCTGTAAGGAACATGTCTGCACCTCCAATTTCCACGCTTTCGCGGTTACTTTCAGTATTTCAGTGATTCGGGTCATTAGGGCTTTGCATTAACCAGTTCTGTCACGTAGTCGCGCATGTGTCGTGACAGTTCTTTCATTGATTTGTCAATTAATACGCCGTCGCCCATGTGCGCTTCATCGAATGACAAGCCGCTGTTGCGCTCTTTAAACCAATCATCGAAGCTTGGCGCCTTCGCGGGCTCGGCTGGCTGTGTCCGTTCAATCTGAGCATGTATTTCTGCTGCTCTCTCGCAAGCCTCAATCGTCCCGCCATCAAACAGCTTTACGTAGGCGCTGATACGGTGCCAGTTAGGGCCAGCCTCATTGACTCGTGCAATGGCGTCTTTGTGCAGGTAGTGCTTTTTGCAGTTCACATCGGTTATGCAGATCATAGCTTGTACCTCCTTCTGGAAATTGATCCCAGGTGCGCCCGTCGAGCAACCGGCCCGCTAATTTTTTGCCGACTCGAAATACGTGTCGCGCATCTTTGGCAACTGGATTTGCTGCTTCGCCGCCTGAGTAGATTCCATTCGTCTCAACCCATCCGCCTGACTGCGCTGCATCAAAGGCTTCGTCGTCAAGGCTCGCCGCAGAAGCGTTGGCGAACTCTCCCCACTGTTTGAAAAGAAATGGCACGCCAGCCGCTTGGCACTGATCGCGCAGGGAGCGTGCCCAGTCTGGGTGCATGGGCCGGGCTCTGGGGCCACTTTCACCGCCGACGATGACCCAGTCCAGCGCAGGACCATCGGAGCCGCCACACTTCGTCGCACGAAAGCCGGAAAGCGCGTTGTCACAGTATGCCCAGCCACTGTCCGGTGAGCTTCGCATAATCCGCGTCAGATCGACGGGCCCCAGCAAGGGTTCCATGGACAGGAACCGTACACGCGCCGGCACGGCCAGCTGCTTGGGAATGTCTCGGTCGGCCTCTGCCTGGTTGACGATGGTGGCGCCGAGCCAAACGTTTGCTGGCGGTTCACCGTCCAGCCAGCACCCGATCCAGTTGGCAAGGGCCCCGCGTGTGCCGTGGTTCTGAGCCACTGAAAGCGATTCCGCGATCATGCCGCGCACGTTGCCGACTCGCTTGGTGAGAAGAAGCCAGTCCAGGTTTGGCGTCGCGCGAATGATGTCTAGCAGGTCGACACGCCAAGCCGTCGACACTTGGTTGTCAAATACATCGGCCAGGCTGGCACAGAAAACGCGCTGGCGGCGTCCATGCTTAGCAAAGAATTCCGCATGCTTTGCGTTCCAAGCCAATGGCTTTTTCCAATTGGCGGCGCTGGTACGGCGCCGTGCTGCGCCGGGACCCCAATTGACAGGTTGACCACCGGAGAAACGGGCATTACGCGTCTCGGCATAGCAGTGGTCGCACCCGGGGCCGACCTTTTGGCAGCCCTCCCACGGATTAAAGGTGTGATCCGTCCATTCGATTTTTGAGTTTTCGCTCATAACCGACCCCCAAGCAAACGACTGCTCGGCCCCTGTGGACTCTGCTTGTCGCCACGTAGCTTTGCTATCAGCGCTTCAAGGTATTGGTTGTGCTTAACGACCAGGTCGTAATCATCAAGCAGCACATAGTCGCCATCAGGCTTTTCGACGATTTCCGGCACCGAAATACCGTTGCTGTAGAACTTGGTTCCTAATCCGAATCTTTTCGGGGCAGGACAGTTATTGACCGGCTGCCCGTAACCCGGCGTGGAATCAGTGTCTTTATCGGTTGTCATGGGGTTTTCCAGTGGGTTATTCACAGTTTGTGGGGATAAGTTGGGTTACTTGATCCGATGCACGCGCCGGTCAATGACCCCTGGAGGCAAGTTGTCGTTACCGATGGCCTCGAGGAACGGAGTTTCGCCGCCATTGTTGGCCCGGATGTAATCGACCTCCACCTTGGCGCTGTTGATAATCACCTGGCTCATATCGCTGATGGCCTTAGCTTGTTCGACGCTCAATTTGTCTTTCTTGAGCAAGTCCATTGCGTCGAATAGACCCTCACGTAGATCGTTGATGTTTCTGGACACGATTAATTCTCCTGTTCAAGGCACCGCGCAATTGGATGGCATGCGCAATCTCTTTCGGGTAATTGTGTAAAGTGTTGCGCCGCATGTTTTCGGCGCGGGTGATAAGTTCAAGCCGATCAACGGTGATTTCGTCGTACTCGACGGTGTGTAATCCGGGCTTAAATCTAACAATGTGACCGTCAGGTATCGGGCCGCACTCCCTTTCCCACACAAGATGGGCCACAGGCCGCCACCGCTTTGCCGGGTAAAGGTTTGGGTCGTCAGTTACCTTTTGCTCTAAGGCCCCATATTTGGTGACGCGAAGCGACCCAAGAGGAACGTAATTGTGTTGGGCGGCACCATGCATTTGGCCTTTTTTGAACTGCGTTCTTTTGGTGTTGGGGTGGTGGCCAGTTAAGCCTGGCTTGCCCTTGTTCCACGGTGTATGCCCGGCTTTGAACTGCGTTTCTTGCCCCACTTGATCACCTCGACGCAACCGGCTGGCATGAGGGCTTGCCAAGTACTCTTCGGTTTTCTTGATCCCAAGACGCTTTGCCTGGCCATAGACTTGCTTTACGGTTCTGCCGAGTTCTTTGGCGATTATTTTGGTTGGGGTGTTGGGATAGTATTTTTTAATTGCCTCCAACTCGACTTGCGTCCAGCTTCCTTTCCCACCTTCGGTAAGTGTGCTTTGTTTTATGAGGTCTAGCATTGTCGTTCCTCGAGCAGTTCTTTAATCTGCACCTGCCTCAAAATGTCATTGACATCATCAGGATTACTTCGGGCTAAAGCTCCCTGCAGGCGCGGTATGTCACGCTGAAGCTTGGCCAACAAGGTCGCCGATACCGGTATCGCGTATTCGATCCCTTTGTGAAACTCTTTCAGCGAATCTAACGGCAGGTTCACCTGGTGGCGCAGCTGGTACATTTCCAGATGGTCGATAACGCCCTGCAGGGCCACGGCGGTGTCGTACCACTGACCGTCTTCCAAATCTCGAAACATCGGCACACCACGTGCAGAGCAATTCAGGGTGCCGTCTTTGGCGATCTGATCCACGATGTCTTGCAGGGGGCTGAAGGCTCGATAGGCTTTAACCAGCATCGGGATTTCGGCGCGTTTGGGGCAATAGTGTTTGCTTCGCTTTCTCATGCCTCACCTCGGGTCAAGAAAGTATCTAACAGGGTGGCTTCAATTACCCCGGCCAAGTCGCCCAAAGAGCCCGTGTTATCGATCACGGCGTCAGGCCAAATGGCTGCGACTTCCGTTTCCGATTGGTGGTCGACATGTTTTGCTTCCGCGACCGGTCGGCGTACTCTCCAGATTGATCCACCAAGCGATTGAATGAACTGCGCCTCGTTCAGAAAACGAACATCGGTTATGACGAGGCGTCTGATGCCATCCAAAGCCATGCAATCTATCCAATGTCGCATCAGGTCTGTCCAATACCGCTCGTTTTGGTGCCGTCGGTACTCAGTTCCCCACCAGCGCATGATTTCCCTGGGGGATCTGGCTTCGGCCAGGTCAACACCCAGTTCCGTCATCCGTTGAATGAACCCTGAGTCGGCGCAACGATTAATGGCCAGCGCTGGGGTGCGGCGCTCTTTCTGTTCAACTGAAAAGAGCGCACCATCGATCCGGAATGCAGAAATGATTTCGCGGCGAAGGGGTGCGGCAAAGGCGGTGGTGGCGAAATCATGTTGAGAAAACATGATGTCAGCACACGTGTCCTTGCCGGCGCCGGCTCGACCGGCCAGGCCAATTAGGTGAAGTGAGCTGCGCGTATTCTTTGGTGCGCACGCCAGTACAGGATTAGTGGCCATAATTTCCTCTTCAATGTTTCCGGTAGGTTTTGGTTAAGTCGCCTTTGACGGTGTGACCTCTTCGGCGCAGTTGATTTGAAAAGCGGGCGCGATCATGGTGGCTGTGCGATGCTTGCCGCAATAAGCCGTAATAGCTGTTGGCCGATTCATATAGGTTCTTTGAGTCCATTGACCTGACTCGGTCCATGGCGAGATTGAACGTGCGCCGGCGTAGCGTACGATGCCATGGCTTGATTACCTGCCCAACAAAATCAACACCACGATCAAGCGGTTGGAGAATCGTTTTCTTTGGGTTTAAGCTGGCATTGAGTTCGTTTTGCAGGACTGTTTCGATTTGATGTCGTGCTTGGTTCAGCCACTGCGGCGACTCGTGCAGTAGTACGAAATCATCCACGTAGCGTATGTAGTGCCGGCACCTTAGGCTGTGCTTTACGAACTGATCCAGCACGTTCAGATATACGTTTGCAAAGAACTGGCTGGAAAGGTTGCCTATGGGCAGGCCCAAATGAGAGGGCTGATTGCACAGGCGTTTATGTGGCGGTACCAGCTTTAGCAGCGCTGGGTTGCCACGCAATTCGTAGTTTTCACGGGGATCATGAAACAAGATGATGTCTGCCAACTGGAGCCACCATGGTTCATGGATGTGCCTGGCCAACAAATTGCGCACGATCCGTTTATCGATGCTCACAAAGAAGTTGGCCAGATCGCACTTCATATAGTGCGCAGGTCGGCTCCAGTTTTGAGTAATGCTCCGGGCTTTGGATTCAAGCCGCGTGGCTGCGTAGGCAGTTCCTCGGCCTGGGATACATGCGCAGGAGTCGGCGATAAAGCGAGCCGTGAATCGTGGGGAGATTTTGTTGTGCAGTAAGTGATGAACCACGCGGTCGCGGAAAGTCGCGGCCCACACCTCTCTTGGCTTGGGGTGGGTGATGATGAAGCAAACCGATTTGCCGGGCCGGTAATGCCCGTGTACGAGCTCGTCGTGAAGTTCACGCAGGTTTTCTTCCAGGTTCTCCTCAAAAGCAAGGGCGCTGGCACTATTGCGTTTTCGTTCACGGCAGTCAAAGTAAGCGTCCAGCATTTCGCCAAACGTAAAGTCAGCAGGTGCGCTCCAATCTGCGGACGGCACGGGCGCGAAGCTCGACACCCTTGTCGTTGTTGTTCTGATTGCCGTTGTTGAAGTTCTGATTCCAGGCGTAGCTGGACTCATCGTGCTATCTACGTCGCCCGGTCGATTAGTCAACGGGGAAACTGCGCAGGACCTGGCCGGCAATGTGACGGGGGTTTCCTTTGTGCGCATGTCGGTGCCTTTGTGAGGCAGCGGCACGACCAGATTGAATTTCCGCTCAGTCATGACGGCCTTGACCTCCATGAATCGGGCGGGTTGCGGCGCGGCGCCATCCATTGGCCTGCTTACCAATACTCGTTGTTAATTCGACCGCCTTTGCGTAGCTCGGGCGGGAGATAACACGCTTGTCGTGACCGAGCCGTAGCATCAGGTTGATTACCTGGACCCGCTCCAACAGTTCAATAAGGTGCGGTTCTTTGTCTTGTGCGACATTGGCCCGAAACACCAGGACAACAATTTCAATGCACTCGTTGGAAATTTTCTCGCCAATCGAGCGTTTGAAATTACGGTCCATGTGCTTAACGAGCTCGGTGACAACATCGAGCAAGTTGTAAGCGACCTTGTAAATGGGCAGGTTGGTGTGGATGGCCATGCTGGTTAAATGACTGAATTAATCAATAATTAATCTGCGGACGGCACGGGCGCGAAGCTCGACACCCTTGACGAAGGTGTCCTGAATGCCGTTGGTGAAGAGCTGACCCCAGGCGCGGCTGGAATCGCTCTCGTGTTCCTGGTTCGACCAGTACCAGGTGCTGGCGAATTCACCACGTAGGTTCGCAAACAAAAGGGCCTGTTCCTGACGTGAGGGCAGGTCGCAGCCATTTTTTGCCGCCCATTTACCCGCTTTGGCCCACGTGGCTTCTTCAATCTCGCCTGGCAGTAGGATCAAATGGTGCGAAGGCTGGCCTTCAGTGCCGAGTGCGATGCCGGCGTAACGTTCGCCCGGGAAAAGCTTGATTGTTGTGGCCGGAACTTCGTAGTCGTTCGGCTGTAGCTGGTTTGCGTACGTGTTGATCAGGCCTGCCAAGCGCTCTTGCTCGGCTTTGATCGATTCAAGTGTGATGGCTGTCATGCTCACCTCAAATTGTTAAATGATTAAATGGGCAATCTGCGGACGGCACGGGCGCGAAGCTCGACACCCTGGTCGAGGCTGAGCTGACCGCCGTAGCTGAAGTACTGCAACCAGGCGTAGCTGGAATCGATTTCGTGCTCCTGGTTCGACCAGTACCAGTCTTTTTGGAACTGATCCCTGCAGGTGTTCCAAAGCATGGCAAGCTCGATCTTGTTGGGCAGGTCGCCGCCGATGCTCTTGGCCCATTCAAGCTGCTCCGACCAACTGGCGTCGTCGTTGTCGCCCGGTAGCAGAATGAGGTGGTACACGTCCCCGCGTTGATCGCCGATTGCGCCGATATAAGTTTCGCCTTCGGCAAGAGGGGGTATTTGTAGTTGCTGCATGGATGCTCTCCTTTTGGTTTAGTCGATATCGCCGGCGGCGATTCGTTTCACGTCGATGCGTGGTTTTGGTGCTGGTTTTGCCCTTGCTTGTTCAAGTGCAAGAGCGGTATTTGATAAAGCGATCGCCAAACAAGGAATTTCCAGTGCCTGTTCGAATGAAAGTCTTTGTATGCGGGCAAGCTTGAATGCCTTTAGGAGCTGGTCTCGGGTCGCTGTTGACTTCATGGCTTCACCTTGTCAGCCTGCGGCGATGTGCCTGGCCACCAGATAGGCGGCTGAGACCGCGATCAAAAAAGCCCACGCACCCAGCCATGCGACTTTTGGTATGCATTCGCTTTGGCTAATTGGTCGCAGGCGGTACTTGTTCGACAGATACGGCCGCAGGTACTTCATCCAGATGCTATCCAATGCGGCCGCAAGGGCCAGGGCCGTGGTGAGTAGGAGTAGGTATGCGGTCGTTGTCATTGCTTTGCCTTAACTGTTCTGTGGTGCATGACTAAAGTATAGAATTATCTAAACATTAATGTCAAGAAAAATCTAAACTTAATTTGTACATGCCTTCTGCGGCGTTACGAAAAAGCTCTAAAAAAGGGGGAGCAGTAGTTAGTTAGCGCCGAGGGGCTGGTTCAAAGCAGCCTTTAGCGATCTGTGTCTGGCTCTCGATTATGTCGAAGAGCGTGTCGATGTCATGGCCTGCCGATTCAATTGTGTCTCGGCCGGTCTGGATGTACGTAAATAATGCGAGTTCAATTGCTTTAAGTGCGCGATGCCCGCTGTCGAATTCATCGCTCGCGATTTGAACGTATCCGTCGTGCTCTGGTTTCTTGTTATCATTCATGCCGCTATCCTTATATAGCAAGTTGCAGTATTAATGCCTCGGAGGGTCCAAGCTCCGGGGCGTTTCTTTTACAACTGCAAATTACACTGTATAAAAATACAGTACAAGTAATAACCAGTGGATAACTTGTGGATAGCTTTTGGGAGCCGTTTAGGGGTGTGGCGCTGCGGGAATGATTGAGGGAAAACCCCAGTCAGAACGACCGGGAATTAGGGAGGGACAATAAAAAACCCGCCGGGGCGGGTTAGAGTGCGGATAAATTAGAGGCCCGGGAACGGAATTTGCCTAGCCCCTGTTCTATGTTCCAGAACTCGAATAACTTCGTATTCGGTTTTTGCCCCGCTGGTGGATTGCCATTGTCTAACGCGTACGTCGCACACCAGTACATCGCCTTTCGCGAAACTAATTTGGTTCATATCTACCTTATGCTGAAAATCGGCGTCAGCGATAGACGCGCTGATTGTCGAGTTTCCGTCATGCAGACGCCACTTGTTGTCTTCCTTGAAAGCCAAAGAGACTATTGAGAAAACCATCTTCCTTGTTTCATCAACTAACAAGTCATCTTGCGCTTGCGGCGCGGAATACCAGCTCACTTCATCGGAACTGATCGTTGCAGATGCCTTACTTTCTGTGCCAGCATAAAACTTATTCACGCCTTCTTTTGTAAGGGGCTCAAGCATACGTTCTGTCGCTTCCCTTACAGCCATGTCACGCAATAACCTCAAAACAGCAAGCTCAATTTCAAGTTGATCATTGTCAACATGTAGAATTGCGGTGTTTTCTTTAGCTTCTACGCGTTGAATTTGCCTGCCTTTTAACCATCCTAGGACCTGAAGCAAGCCCTTGCGTCCTGCGCTCGCCGAAATACCCAAAAGAGCCAATATAGAGCTCGCATTCGCAACAGCAGCAGCGCCGTCAGATGCGAAAATATCGCGCATTTTAGTTAGCAAATCGGTAATAAGCGAAAAATCAATCCCGAATGATCCGGTTTTGAAACTTCCTTTCACGTTCACCTGAGGCCTTACCTTTTCGCCACACAATGCTTGCGTAGAAGCGGAAAGCAAATCGCCAACAGCAAGAAGCGCAGGCGCAAGCTCTTGAACGTCCATTTGAGACGTTTCAAGTGCGGGGCCGTCGAAGGTAATACGGAAATCACTCATATCTGTCATTCTAGCTTTTTCCTGTTGATTTATACAGATTAAGTCGCACCCCACATCAAACTAAACTTTCGTTACTTACAGGGCAATATCACCCCTTCCTGATCCCCACCAACCTACAGCCCGAACCCGCACCAAAGGGGGGCTATGCTTTTTTGATGTCCAGGCCAAGCAAGTTGGCCGACTCAAGCAAAGAGTCTTCAACTTTCGACAATTCAGCTGGTTTCAGGCTGCGTATCTTTTGTTCATCAACGCGTTTAAAAGGCCAGTCTTTAGAGCCGTCTGCTGGCCAATCAAACCATCCGTCTGGGAGGTCGCATGCAACCTCCAATTTTTCGACAACTCCTTCACCCATGCTTAGGCCGCCGTTGTAAGACGGAGACAAAAATTGACCGATGCGGGCACGAGCATATCCATACTGAGCCCCAAATTTCGCCTGATTTCCTTCAGCTCGTTCTTGGATGAGCTGCTGCAATCGTGCGCGGCGGTTTGCGTGTTTTTTTAGCCTTCGGTCCATTTTGAGATTAAAGCAAGAAAATTCTAAACCGTGGTCTAGATAATTCTTGACTTAATGTATAGAAATATCTAAACTTTATTGCATGAACGCGAATCAAATTATCGAAATCATGGGCGGGCGGGCTGAGGTGATGCGCATAACACGTCTCAGTAAAGGCCGACTTTCGCAATGGGTGAAGCAAAACGAAATCCCCCGTGCGTGGATGATGTTTTTCCACGAGCGACACCCTGGAGTTATCCCTCATCCAGACACCCTCAAGCCAGAACTCAAAGAGGCTGAACATGCGTGAAATCTACTCCCGACTTGTTTTGTGGTTGATTCGGCCTGCGCTTGAGCGGCATCAGTCGAAATCGAAACCGTCGCTAATCAATGCCCAGCAGATCATTGACGTCATGCTCAAAGACCTGCGTAAAAACGGGCCGATTAGTCGCGGCATGAAAGGGGGCCTGTAATGGACAAGCCCATCTTGCGCAATGTCGCCGTCGATGTGGGCGGCGACGTTATTCAAATGTCGTTCTGTGACGCTAGCCTTTTGCACGTTCGCGAAGTGTCTTCAAAAGATTGGTCAGCTCATTTTCAAGTAATGAAATCGCCTGTTTGGAGGCATCTGGCCCGACCATTGTTGCTCTTATTGCTGCGCCTGCTTCTTCTATCGCATCGGCGAGTTTCAGCAGCCGTGGATCGCCTCGATCAAAAGCTACTTGGGTCAAAGCCATGACGGTTACGTACGCAAGATTCGATTGGGCCAAAGCTACATCAGCAGTCGTTTGCGGGTCTTTCATGGTCAATCCTTTTCGTAAAAGTTTGGTTACTGGAATCTCCGAGCTTAATCGATTGGGATTGACCGCCTCAATGCAAGGTTGTCGCGCCGTAAGGTCCCGCTCCGTAGGCTTCATTGAAAAGCAACCGATCAAAAACGCCGTCTATGTGGTCGTCGGTTGGTTCTCCAAAGGCGCTGCGGGCAAGGTAGGTCGCATATTCATAAAGCTCCTGCATGTCTTCGTGAGAGAGGGTTACTCCGTTTCCGATATCCAAAAATCTTCTCCTTTAGTTATTCGAAGTGTTATTTCCATTGCGTTCATCTTCGCTTATAGAGCATGGTCGCGCCACGTCAAAAAGGGCTGATATATGACAACACCCAATAATCAATGCGAAATTAGCGCTCATTCTTGGGGTCGAGGCGTTCCTTCATCCAATGAAGAGCGGCGTCGGGGCTTTGAAGCGCTTCTTTATCCGCGAGTGCCTTACGAACAAGTTCAATATTTGCGTCAGCCTGCCACTCAAAACTCGAAATCGTCTGCTCGGAACAGTTCTGAGCGACAAAGAAGTCCTTTCCGAACGCCACATCACGATGTAGCTCTGACTCTAGGGCTCGTAGCCCTTCTAGTGGCAATACCCTTATTAGGGAAGCAAGTAGGGAGTTTTGAGCGATGAACTTCCCCAGCAGAGAATCAATATTGTGCTCGTCCATGGTCAGTCCTTTTCGGAAAGGTTTGGTTACAGGAATCTCTAAGCTTAACCGATTAGGATTGGCCGCCCATAATCCGTGGAAGCCCGAAAAGTCCGATGAGCGTATTCCCATTGGACCTCCCGACACCATTTCCAAGTTCAAAGGTGATCTATGACAGTGTTCATTGAAGTGGGGACGCGCGTGCGGTTGCCTAGCGGCCTGCAGGGGTCTTTTGTGCGTTGGAGTGCTCGGGTTGTGGATAAATATGCGCCACGCACCGAACGAGAATACGAGCGCGTAGCCGTTTTAAAGGTGAACGGTGAGGTGCTGGAGTTCAGTGAGCGTTTCATACAGCGCGTGTTGATTGGGGAGGCGCAATGAGCTATTCATTTGAGGTAGCCGCTTTGTCCACGGTTTCCGACTATGACGGCGGCGCGAAGGCATTGGGCGCAGTGGTGGACATCAATGGCTCTGTTCTGTCGCACAAGGTGTGCCTAACCGACAAAGCCAACCATTTAACGGTGCCGCAGGCGCGAAAGATCATGCAGGCAACAGGTGACTACCGCATGCTGCATGGGCTGGCCACCGACCTGGACCATATTTGCATTCAAGTCTCCAGCGTGGGCAATGGCAATCGCATGTTTCGCTCGATCTCGGATGCGGCGCGGGAATTCGGTGATTTTCTTGGAGCGGTGACGGCTTCTGTTGAGGATGGCAACGTCACCCCAAATGAGTTGCGTCGCATCGACCGTGAACTGGCCGAAATGATTGTGGCGGCGAATCAGCTTCGGTCTTTGTGTGCAGCTACCAAAAGCAAGAGGTAAGCCTATGTCACGTCCTCCTGATCCCAAAACTACCGAAGCCTTGGCGGCGTTGCTTGAGCAGCCGATGACCGCACGTGAGCTTTGCTTGCGACTTGGCTTGCCCGAGCGCACGGTGAAAAACATTTGTCATCGTCTGGTGACGCGTGGCCAAGTGCAGGTTGTGCGCCGGCAGAGGATTCCGCAAGCCCGTCGACCGGTTGCTTGTTACGGCAAAAGTGTCTCATCGACCATTTTCGACTATGGGGTCTCGGCGCTATGGCGATAAACGCAATTGAAACCTATGTGCTGGGGCTAAGCCACGAGCCGCCTTAAGCTCCCGTCAATTAAATCCCTTATCCAATTTATGTTTGTGCCTGCTTTTCAGCGGGTACAGGGTTTTTGTTTTCTCAAGAAACGTAGAGGTGTGTATGACGCATCCTGTCCAGTCGGCGCCAACAGCGCAGCGCAGCCAGGTGAACCGCCTGGTTGATCAATGTATTCCCACGTTCGAGGATTTCTGGTCTGCGTGGCCACGTCGAGAGGCCAAGAAAGCAGCATTGAGGGCTTGGGGCAAGTTGTCCACAACCAAACAGATCGCGGCTTTTCAGGCGCTGCCAGATCATATTGCCCAGTGGCGCAAGGAAGGGCGGGCACGCTGCCATATTCCACACCCGGCCACCTGGTTGAATGGTGAGCGCTGGGAAGACGAATTGGGTGGTGACGTGTTCCCGCCACTGCCAAAGCCCAAACGCCAAAGTGGCCCGCCCTGGTGGACATCGCACGTGTTGATGGAACGTAAAGGTCGGGAAGTAGGTGCAGGACCGGCCAGGCCGGGTGAGACAACCGAACAGTACAAAGCGCGTATTCAAGCCGTGCTTGACGAAAACCAGCATTACGAAGCGTAGAGACGCGGGCGTGGGTCCCGCGCCTTTAAACGCAACAGGGCCTGTATGGGCCGGCAGGACAAGAAACACCGCGCCACCGCGAGCGCGTAAGAAACCGGTACCGGTACGTTGCTTGGCAACTAGGGTGCAACTCCCGAACAATCCGGCGGGCTGGCCGTATCCACAGGCCCGGGGGCAGGCGTAATAAGCCTGAGGTGTGGATCCGCGAAAGCGGGTGGAAGCCGTCCTCTCTACCTCCTTTTTTTGTGCGTGGGGGGTAGGGGGGGCCTTTTGTGGAAGTGACAGGGGATAACAGTGTCTTTTAGGAAAGAGAATCGATGCAGGAACTCATTTTCGTCCAAAATTGCCTGGAGGCCATTCAATGACTCATAAACGTTTGCCTGACATTCAGGCACGGTTCGATGCATGGGGTTTGTGGGTAACTCGTGGCGGCGGTGCCGCCGGTGGCGCAATGCATCCATTGGCTAGGTTGATGGAGTGGAAAAGCGGCAAGCGTGTGAGCGTAAGTGGCGACGGTGGGTTCACGTCATTCGTGCCGGTTGATGATATTGAGTGTGGCTTAACCGACGAGGCCATAGGGTCACTGCCGCCTGACCTGCGCGATGCGGTGAGGGCATGGCACACATGTAAAGGCGGGACGTTGGATACGGTTTCACGCGACCTGGGTGTTGTTCGTGGAACTTTGCATCGGCGGCTTTGCCAAGCTGACTATCGTGTTGCTGAGTGGCTAATGGAGCGCAGCAAGCGACCCAAAACGTGCGCCCTGTAACATTTTGAATTATGAGACATATACTGGATCGTGGATAATCCTGTACATTCCTGCGGAGCTTGCGACGCAATGCTCTGAACAACAAAGCCCGAGCCTTCAAACAGCCGGGCTTTTTGTTTTCTGGTTGTCTCCTGAGGCTTTTTCGAAAGCCCTTGTCCCGGCAGCATGCTGATGCTTGCCGGGTTTTCTTTTTTGGAGGTCGAGATGTTTGGTTCTGATGATCCCGATAAGTGCATATTCTCACCCAGGCGTCATAAGGGGCTGGGGCCTGGCATATCGATTTCCCATTCTTGAATGGCAACAATCAAAACTCGAATCAGCTTGGCATGGTGGATACGTTGGTACTTGATGGGCGTTGTGCTCATGGCAAGGCTGACGAACTCTGAGCCAGACCCTGAAAAGGTTGGCTATTGGGTAGCGAGGTCGGTTCGAACCAAAGTAATCAAATGAGCGAACCTACTTCAGCGCAGCGTGGTTACGGCTACAAGTGGCAGAAAGCACGTGAGTCGTTCTTAAAGAAACACCCGCTTTGTGTGTTTCATGGTCAGCAGGGTAGAACGGAGTTGGCAACCGTGGTCGACCACAAGGTCCCACCCCGAATGAAAGAAGCCATTGAAAGCAATGATCCAGAGCAGCTGAAAGAGGCAAGGCGCTTGTTTTGGGACCGCAACAACTGGCAGTCATTGTGCAAGACCTGTCACGACAGCATCAAACAGCGAATGGAGAAGTCGGGCGCTGTCGTAGGCTGCACATTGGATGGCCTCCCCTTGGATTCCGGACACCACTGGAACCGGTAGGGGGGGTGAAAAAGTCCAACGGGCCTGCGCTCTAGACCGCTCCCCCCAATCTCTTTGCAACGGCGGGAAAAATGGGAGGGGGGTATACCGAAATACATAGGTGATTTATGGCTGGTAACAATAATTCTGGCAGAAAGGCTTTGCCGGCCACTGTGCATTTGTTGCATGGAAATCCGAGCAAAAAAAGTGCGGCTGAATTGAAGGCGGCGCAACCGGGTAAACCAGATTCCGAATTGGCAGTGAAGATCCCGCCGTGTCCTGCGTTTTTAACGACTGACGCTAAGGCTGAGTGGAAGCGCATTGCCAAAGACCTGAAAGTGCTGGGCATGGTCAATGAGCTGGACCGAGGTGAGTTAGCGGTTTACTGCCAGGCATGGGCCGATTGGAAGAAGGCGCGGGAAATGATCGAGGGCCTGGGTGAGCTGGGCATGATCGACGAAACGCCGAACGGCTTCAAGCAAATCAGCGTTTGGATGCAGATCGCCAATCGTGCCGAGGAACGCATGAACAAGGCCGGCTCAAACTTTGGCTTCAACCCGGCAGCGCGAGCCAAATTAGGTCATACACAAACGCCTCAAGGTGAGCTTTTCCCGAATGAGCAAGCAAATACCGCAGCCAAGTATTTTTGAGGGGATTCAGGCTTACGTTGATGCTGTCACGTGCGGGGAAATTGATGATCCTGTAACCCTGTTTGCCGCGAAAACACTGCGTGGTGATTATGTTGCAGGACTCCATGTGCGTGATGCATGTGCCCGTCATCTGCGTGACCTGGAGCATGGGGCAGATCGAGGTTTAGTTTGGGACCTCCAGGCGGTTCACCGTGCGATTGGGTACTTTCGTGAAGTGCTTTGTTTGAACGGTGGGGAATACGAAGGCGAGCCGTTCAACCCGAATCCATGGCAGTGCTTCGTTATCGGCTCGTTGCACGGATGGCGTGCGAGGGATGGTTACCGACGCTTTCGTGTGGCCTACGTAGAAACGGCCAAGGGGTCGGGCAAGTCTCCCCTTGCAGCGGGCATGGGCTTGTATGGTCTGACCGCTGATGGTGAGGCCCGGGCGGAAGTGTACGCGGCCGCGACGAAAAAAGATCAGGCAATGATTCTTTTTCGCGACGCGGTGGCGATGGTCGATCAGTCGCCATTGTTGAATGACCGTATTGAGAAGTCCGGGCGTGGCGAGAAAGTTTGGAACCTGGCATATCCCGCCGCCGGTAGTTTCTTTCGGCCCATTAGTGCTGATGATGGTCAGTCGGGGCCTCGGCCCCATACGGCGTTGCTCGATGAGATTCATGAGCACAAAAGCCGCACAGTGGTTGAGATGATGCGGGCCGGCACAAAAAACCGGCGCCAAGCGCTGATTTTCATGATTACCAATAGCGGCGTGAACAAAACAAGCGTTTGTTGGGAGTACCACGAATATGGTTGCAGGGTGTCGGCGGGACTGGTCGAGGATGACAGTTTCTTTGCTTTCATCTGCGGCATCGATGAGGGCGACGATCCTTTTAAAGATGAGTCGTGCTGGCCCAAGGCAAATCCTTCGCTTCAGTTCGGTCGCGAGGGAGAAGAAAACGGCGGGGTTCCGGGCTACAAATATCTGAGGGAACAGGTCACTGAAGCTAAGGGCATGCCCGGTAAAGAGTCAACGGTGCGCCGCCTGAACTTTTGCCAGTGGGTCGAAGCGGCATCGCCATGGATTGGCGCCGATGTTTGGCTGGGTTGTAAAGATGATCCAGTCGACGATGCGTTGCTTGAAGACCGTCGGGCTTGGGGCGGGTTGGATTTGTCCAGCACGCAGGATTTAACCGCCTTCACGCTGATTTTTGAGCCGGTTGAGCATGACCCTTTTTGGAGAACCCGGGCGTGGTTCTGGCTGCCGGGTGACGGGTTGCACGAAAAGGCCGAGCGAGATCGGGTGCCTTACTTAGCGTGGCGGGATGCGGGACATTTAATCGCCTTGCCTGGCCGCGCTATCAACAAGTTGGCTGTACTTCACCAGCTTCATCAAATTGCTGGCTTGTATGACATTCAAGGAATTGCTTACGACCGGTGGCGAATTGAAGACTTGAACTCTTTGATGGGTAACGAGGGGGTAAGCCTGCCAAATTTGGAGCCCTTTGGCCAAGGTTTCAAAGATATGGGTCCTGCCATTGATGAACTGGAGCGTCGGCTACTTGACCGTGAGCTTAAACACGAGGGCAATCCGGTATTAACTTGGTGCGCTGCAAATGCCATTACCAACTCGGACCCGGCAGGGAACCGCAAAATTGCCAAAGACAAGGCAACTGGACGGGTTGACGGAATTGTGGCTCTAACCATGGCCACGGGTTTGGCCAGCCGGGAACCGGCGAAAGAAGAGTCTGTGTATGAGCAACGCGGCGTTCTATTATTTTGACAAGGGTACATGATGGGGATATTTAGCCGGCTTCTCGGCAGGCGTCCACACGCCCAGGCCGGCGGGGCTAGTCTTAGCGACATTATTCGCGGAGGCAATACGAGCTCTGGGGCGATAGTGACTGAAGCGTCTGCGATGCGCGTGGCTGCGGCGTGGCGGTGCGTCAATATTATTGGTGGCGCGGTAGCGACACTCCCGCTTGACTTAATTGCGCGTGAAAGCGAGAACGTCCGTCGTCCGGCTGTCGGCCATCCACTGCGTCCGGTATTAACGGTCAAGCCCAATCCTTGGCAAACGCCTTCCGAGTTTCGTCGGATGATGCAGGCGCATTTGCTGCTTCGCGGTAACGCATACGCGCGGAAGGTAATGGTGGGGCGCAATGTTGTTGCTTTGATTCCATTGCATCCAGACCGCGTGCAGGCCGAGCAGCTCAACTCACTTGCTATGCAATACAAGGTGAGCGGCGCCAACGGGTCGACCACGATCCTGGCCCAAAAGGATGTTCTGCACCTTCGCGGGATGTCTCTTGATGGCGTTACCGGTATGTCGGTGTTGTCGAACATGCGCGAGTCGTTGGGTCTTGCGTTGCAGACTGAACAGGCGGGTGCGCGGCTCTTTAAGAACGGCCTGTTAGCGGGTGGGGTAATCGAGCATCCGGGCAAGTTATCGGCGGAAGCGGCGAAAAACCTGAAGGAATCTCTCGATGAAAAAAACGCCGGCGCGGAGAATGCGGGCAAATGGATTCTCGCCGAAGAGAACATGAAGTTAAACCCTGTCTCGCTTTCGGCAGAAGATGCGCAGTGGTTAGGAACACGAGACTTTCAGCGCTACGACATTGCAATGTTTTTCGGCGTGCCGCCTCACATGATTGGGGCGACCGAGAAAACGACGAGCTGGGGTTCGGGCATCGAGTCGCAGGGTATTGGGTTTGTTACTTACACCCTGAATGATTGGATAAAGATATGGGAAGAGTCGATCAAACGCGATCTTCTACCCGAGGCCGAGTGGGAAACCATAGATGCCAGATTCAATGTTAACGGCCTGCTTCGTGGTGATGCGAAAGGCCGTTGGGAAAGTTATGTGAAGGCTTTGCAGTGGGGCGTGTACTCGCCCAATGAGGTGCGAGCCATGGAAGATCAGAACCCGCGCGAGGGCGGTGATGTGTACTACGACCCGCCGAATACTGCGGGTAATAATCAAGAGGAGCCGAGCAATGAGCCTGCGCCAGTTACCGAAAATTAATGCGCTTTCTATCGATGGAGTTAAGTGGGATGCACCCAGCGATGCAGTGGGGCGGTGGGATGCGGCTGTCAAAGGCGCGGCGGACGCCGACACGATCACCATATACGACATGGTCGGTTCTGACGGTTGGTCTGACGGCGTGACGGCAAAACGAGTTGGGGCTGCCCTTCGAGCAATCGGTTCTCGCGACGTGACGGTGCTGATCAATTCCCCAGGCGGTGATTTTTTCGAAGGGTTGGCAATTTACAACCTCTTACGTGAGCATCCGCACAAAATCACGGTCAAGGTCGTTGGGTTGGCGGCGTCGGCGGCATCGATTATTGCCATGGCAGGCGATGAGATTCAAGTCGCCAAATCGGGATTCATCATGATTCACAATGCCTGGTCGCTGGTGATTGGGAACCGGCACGATTTGCGCTCCGCTGCCGACGTCATGGATCAGTTTGATGCGAGCATGGCCGACCTTTACTCTATTGCCGCCGGCATCGATGTGAAAGAGGCTGCGCAACTTATGGACGCAGAAACCTGGATGAATGGTCAGGCCGCCGTCGACGCCGGGTTCGCAACAGGTTTATTGCCTGCCGACGAGATTATCGAAGAGCAGGACCAGAAAAACTCAGCCCTTGCCGCCAAGCGGCGGGTAGATAGTCTTTTAGCAAAGCAGGGCATGCCGCGTTCCGAGCGGCGTGCTTTGCTTGAACAAATTAAGGGTACGCATGACGCTGCCCCAGGTGCTACGCACGACGCTGGTACCGATCTAGTGCCCGATCTTTTGCGGGCGATAGCAGCACTGAGGCAGTAACCCTAAACCCTACCCATGGCCCGCATTTGTGCGGGCTTTTTCATTTGTGGAGTAAACAATGAAACCCAATCATCTTATTCGCGGTATCCAGTCGGTGCACGCCGACGCATCCAATCCTAAGGAAGTGCTGGCCGAACTACAACGCGCCTGGCATGAATTTAAGGTCTCCAATGACGCGCAGCTTGCTGAGGTTAAGAAAGGCGTCCATGACGCCCTGTCCGCTGCCAAGCTGGAGAATATCAATGCGGCCATGAACGAGATGCAAGCCACTATTGCAGAACTCGCCGTCAAGGCAGCGGGCTTTGAAATGGGTGGCACAAAGCAGGCAGACAAAGATGTCGTCGCTCATGCGAGCGCATTTAACCAGTGGTTTCGCAAAGGTACCGAGGCAGGTTTGCGTGATCTGGAAGTGGCGGCTCGCCTCACAACGCAATCTGACCCGGACGGCGGTTTTGTTGTGCCTTCGGAAATGGAAAACACCATTGACCGCGTATTAGGCACCCTCTCGGCGATGCGTGGCCTGGCAACGGTTCGCCCCATCGGCGCAGCTTCTTATAAGAAGTTAGTCAGTCTTGGCGGCGCCACTTCCGGCTGGGTCGGTGAGAGCTCAGCTCGCTCCGAAACAGGCACGCCTAACTTGTCAGGGCTGGAGTTCCCAGTAATGGAGCTATACGCGCAGCCTGGGGCTACTCAAACCATGCTGGACGACGGTTCGATGAATATCGAGCAGTGGTTAGGTGATGAGGTGTCGATTGAGTTTGCCGAGCAGGAAGGGGATGCGTTCATTAACGGAAATGGCGTCGCCAAACCTCGTGGTCTGTTGTCTTATCCTGTGGTTGCCAATGCAAATTACACCTGGGGCAAGGTTGGCTTTGTTAAAAGCGGCAAGTCGGGTGGTTTTGCGGATCCTACTACTTCGGTCAGCCCAGCAGATGCATTGATTGATCTGTACTACGCGCTTAAGTCCGGCTATCGCACTGCTGCCTCGTGGCTGATGTCGGATGTCACGATGAACAAAGTGCGCAAGTTTAAGGATGCTGAAGGATCGTACATTTGGGCGCCGCCCACTGGCGCTGGTGAAGTTGCCACCATCCTTGGGAAACCTGTGCAAACCGACGACGGCATGCCCTCTGCGACCACGAACGGTAATTTGGCGGTTGCCTTTGGTGACTTCAAGCGGGCGTACTTAATCATCGATCGGATTGGTATTCGCGTGTTGCGCGACCCATACACCAGTAAGCCTAATGTTCTGTTTTACACGACCAAGCGGGTGGGTGGCGGCATACAGAATTTCGAGGCCGTCAAGTTTCTGCAGATCAACAGCTAATAGGGTATCGGCCCCAGCGCCGATCCTCTAAGGCCACTTCTTTAATAGCGTTTAAGGAAATCATTATGAAAGACTTGAAAAACAATATCGCGGTGGTGTCCGCGTTAGCCGCGGCCGTGCACACAGCGACCAAAGCCGACGCAGCCATTGTTGATTTGCAGGGCGCCAATTCGGCAACGGTTGTTATCAACACAGGTGCCATTGCCGGCGCGGGTGACTTTACTGTCAGTTTGGTGCATGGCGATGAGTCAGATTTGTCTGATTCGGCAGCCGTCACCGCTGGTGATTTGCTGGGCGAGTTCCCGGCGAGTTTGGCGGCCGACAGCGCCTATAGCGTTGGCTACCGCGGTGTGAAGCGTTATCTGCGTGTAGTTATTACCCAAAACAGTGGGACTTCCATCGCCGCAGCAGCTGTGATCGTTAAGGGTCATTTGAACCTGGCTCCTGCGGTTTAACGTAATAAGGGCGTCCTTTGTGGCGCCCATTCACTGGATAGCCGCATGTCGCTAAAAGTAATTACGCCGCCCGCTGCAGAGCCGGTCTCCTTGCAAGAAGCGAAGTTGCACTTGCGGATAATTGCTGCATTGTCGGATACAGCTACGCATCCGGAAGATGCGATGATTGAGTCACTGATCGTCGCGGCTCGCCAAGGTGCGGAGCATCTGACTGGGCGAGCATTGATGCCGCAAACGTTCGAGCTTGGGTTGGACGGCTTTGTCGATAAGATCAAGCTTCCGATGCCTCCTTTGGTTTCGATTACGAGCCTGACATATGTGGATGTCGCAGGCAACGTCCAGGTTCTGGACTCTGCTGATTATGAAGTGGACACTTATAGTGAGCCAGCGAAGATCGTCAGACCGTATGGGACTTTCTGGCCCGCTACAAAATGCCAGCCCAATGCAGTAATGATTCGCTATGAAGCGGGTTACGCAAATGCGACTGATGTGCCAAGCCAGATCAAAAGTTGGATGCTGCTACGTATTGGTTCTTTATACTCGAATCGCGAAGACGTGAACGTTGGCAACATTGTTACCGATTTCAAGTTTGCCGATCGTCTGCTTGACGCCTACAGGACCTATTTATGAGAGCGGGAATACTTGACCGGCTGATCAAGGTTCAGCGTCAGAGTGCGACGGAAGACGATTGGGGTGTGCCGGTATCAGGCTGGGTTGAGGTTGCCACTGTTTGGGCGAGCGTTAAACATGCTTCAGGCCTTGAAACGGTTAAAAGTGGCGTTAATGTATCGGTTGTAAAAGCTTCAATTCGTATTCGACGTAGAACCGATGTGACCGCAGGGATGCGAGTGTTGTGCGAAGGCAAGGTTTATGACATACGCGCCGTGCTTGAAGATGTGAGTGATCGGGTGTACACAGACCTGGTTTGTGAATTAGGGGCAAACAATGGCTAAGCAAGCGGTTCGCGTTGAAGGATTGCGAGAACTAGGCATGGCCTTGAAAGAATTGGACAGTGGGGTACAGAAACGTATTGCGCGGTCTGCTACCGCAGCTGGGGCCCGAGTCATTGCCAAAGAAGCCAAGCAGCGTGTGCCGGTTGATTCTGGCAAGGTAAAGAAGAACATTCGCACCGCTAACCTAAAGCCAAAACAACCAGGCACTCAGGAAACCGCAGTGGGGGTGAGGGTCAAAGGCAAAACTGCCGACTCGGCCTTTTACTGGCGATTTCTTGAGTTTGGCACTGCCAAGATGGAAGCCAAACCCTTTCTAAGGCCGGCTTTTGAGGCGAAGAAGATGGAAGCCGCCGACAAGATTAAAGAGCAGCTGGGCAAACGCCTGGAAGCCGAAGCCAAGAAGATCGGCCAGACCATAGGCAAGGTGAACCGAAAATGAGCCTAGAAACTGATTTACGTACTGCGCTCTTGCCGTTGGTCAACGCTGGTGTTCATTTTGGCGTTGTGCCTGTGGATAAATTGCCCACTGACGCCAACAGAATGACATGGACCGCCATTGTCTTGCCCACGCAAATAGTGACGCCAGAAAATACGATCTGCGGTGCGTCGGACATGGAAGACTATCGGGTGCAGATTGATGCCTACGCAGGGCATCCCGGCGTGTTGGCAGGCTTACGAGCGCCCATATTCTCAGCGATTGACGCGACTTTTGAGCACGCTGAGCGAATCAATGATGTTTATGAGTACGACGCTGACACCAAACTTCACCGACGAATGATTGAGTACAGCATCCGCTTCTAATTACTTTCAACTTTTACACTGACCCGCCTTGTGCGGGTTTTTTATTGGAGCAATGAAATGGCACAAGGCAAAGTCACCCCGGTTAAAGGGTCGAAACTTTTCGTTCAAACAGGCGTGTCTGAAACGCCTGAAACTATTGATTCGGTCACCGCGACGAATCCCGGCACAATTGACATTACCGCGACCACTTTGGTTAAGGGCGATATCGTCACCATATCGGGTGTTGGTGAGGGTTTCGATGGCGAGTATGCAGTGAGCGACGTAGCAACCGGCACCGTTACACTAGCAGGCGCTGATTGGTCTGACCTTGAGGTGCCCGGCAGCATCACCGGTGCCGAAGCGGCCAAACATGAGTTTTCAGCCAATTGGTGCGAGGTTAACAGCTTTAACCGCGCCGGTGGCACGATTAACCAGACTGACGTCTCAACTTTTTGTTCTGCCCGCCGCGAGTACGACCCCGGCCTGGCGGATTCGGGCACGATTCAGTTTAACTTCAACTACGCCCCTGCAACTACGGTTCAGGACAAGTTCAAAGAGTACGAAAACAGCGCTGGCAAGTTCTGGATCAAGCATGTATTGCCACGTAACCAGGGCACGATGCTTTATTACGGCGGCATTCAAACTGGCGTAGGCGCTGAGGGTTCGACCGGTGGCGTGTATACGTCCAGCGTCACCATCCAGCTTTCCGGTGATTACTACCGCATCGCGGCGTAAGGAGGGCAAATGTCAGCTAAACAATTGAAAGAGGCATTCGCCAATCAGAAACTGAACAGCGCCGTTGTTGAAATTGATGGTGTTGGCAAGGTCCTGATTCGAGAGTTAACCTTCGGCGACATTGAGCACTTAGACTCTTCCGGAACTCAGGATGGGAACGCGCGAAACCTTGCATTGGCGCTGTACTCGGAAGACGGCAAAGAACGGATTTTCGATCCAGATAATCAAGACGATGTGGAGATTATTAAAGGTTTATCGAATCGTATGGTTAACAGGATTGCAGGAGCGCTTCAGGTAAAAAACTAACGCCCCGGCGCGAGTTCATGATCGAGCTGAGTCTCGCGTTGGGGAAAACCCTCGAAGAGCTGCGGCAAATGCCTGAATCGGATTTCAGGCTGTATGAGCAGTATTACCGCAAACAGCCATTTGGTAACTGGCGTTCCGATTACAACGCCGCGCGAGTTGCACAGGCGATGGCCGGCGGCAAGCTGGAGGATTTGATGCCGTTCTGGTTTGAGAGTACGGGCGATGATCCGCTTGAGGATTTATTTGCAGGCGCGGTTGAGTTATAGCCTTTGTAGTTATCGACAGGGGTTTAGCCGTCCAGTGTCGAAGAACACAATAACTGTTTTTGTATACAGTATTGTGTGTTACGCTACTCCTTGCTATGTTGTTTCAAATTTTACAATTTGAAGGAATGTAGCGATGTTGGCTTTAGATCAGTTGGAAATAAGTCGTATTATCGTCCACCATATCCCGGGATCGGTTAACAAGGAGACAGCGACACCTTCGTGTTCAAATGAGTTGTTAGCGTTGCCACCGGCTGGCTTAGATATGTTTTCTAAACGCCTAGCAAAATCTTTGGGTCACAGCTCTAAAGGTATCAGGGTAGATATACAAAATACTGATGCTCATGGGTTTTTTCAGCGTGCGGCCCAAATGATGTTAGCAACAGAGACTGTTGAAGACTTTATAGCAACTTCGAAAGTTTTCGCTCAGTTACTATGCGATGCGCAGGGGATTAAAGCCTTAGTAGAAAGCAAGCTTTTGGTTATGTCAGGAGTTACTGGTGAGTTTCAGCGTCCCTTTGTTGCGGTTGTAAAAGCGGATATGCAGGACGCCTTAGCTGAGCTTCCTGCGGATGGAGGCGCAACAATCAGCTATTTAGAGAATATTTTTTTAACTGAGGCACAGCGTCTTTTTAAAATAGGCTTTCTGCAGCAGAACGTTGCGAGGCCCAGGATTAATGATGGCTTGAGAAATATTGAAGATTACACGATTCATTTATTTGATCATTTGCTGACATCAACGGAAACTCGCAACGCAGCGCACTACTTTTATGCTGGTTTTTTAGGTACTGATGTTGCCGCATCGGATAGAAGGCTGACGCAGGATTTTTATGAGAAAACATTGAGGTTCTTTGAGTCGAGGAACTATGATGCTGATGAGTTGATAGAAAAAGGGGAAACGTTAAGATCGGAGTTGAGAAGCAACGATGCGACAATTTCAACTTCAGACTTTGCTCAAAAGTATCTGGAACCAGCGGAAGCAGATGATTATGAGCAGTACATGAGAAACCAGGCGTTTCCTGCCCATGCTATCGTGAAGGATACTGAGTATGTCAAGAATAAAATTAAGCGACGCAGAAAGCTTGTATTTAGCTCGAAAGTGATAATCACCACTCCGTCAGATGGTGAGGATCTCGTTATGGTTGAGGAAGCGAAGGACGATACTACTATCGTGACTATTTCTGGGAAGTTGACTAAGAGTGAATAATGAACGCAGAGTTTCTTGATTGGTTTTCGGCAAAAGAAACTGCTTTTGCGCAGTGGGGTGAGTTTGTTGTCGAAACAATCAAAGCGCGTGTTCGGGCAGATATTGGTGATGCGAGATATGCGAGCTTTTTTAAGATTGAGCCATCGTATCGGGTCAAGGTTATTGATTCGATAAAGGAAAAGCTTGAGCGCAAAAAATACTCTCATCCACATGATGAGATGACTGACTTGGTTGGAGCACGGTTTGTCGTTTTATTGCGGTCGGATATTGATGTCTTGGATCGAGTAATTCTCAATAGAAGTTGTTGGTCGGTTAGTAAAGATAGAGACTACATAAACGAGACTCTTTCTGATCCCTCCGTTTTCGATTATCAGTCTATGCATTACTTGGTTCGAAACCCGGCAACTCGCATCCTGGCGGATGTGGAGATCCCGGAGGGTTTGGCTTGTGAGGTGCAAGTCAGGTCTTTATTACAACACGCGTACGCAGAGCTAGTTCATGATGATATTTATAAGGCTGATGTATTTGTGCATGAGGGCACAAAAAGATTGGTGGCCAGAAGTATGGCTCTCATGGAATCAACAGATGGAATATTCGTCGAAATATCTCGGGAACTTGAAAACATCAGGAGCGCTCAAACGTGTTTGTTTGAGGCGGCCAGACTGGTATATAGAGACATCAACTCCGATGCTGAAGATAAGCCAACAGAGCTTTATCATGTAATAGCTGATACGTATCGCGACGCCCTGAAAGAAGTTTCTCAACGTGACCTTAATGATCTGATGAAAGATCATCGTCGCCGACAACAAGTTAGAAACAGGGCACTGGATTCTTGCTTATTCTCGGATCCAGCATGCGTGCTTGTCTATTGGTTAACTGCCAATAGAACACGACGTACCTTTCGCGAATGGCCGAGAGATGATCTTAGGAAAGATTTAGAGCAAATAGCTGCCGATTTGGGCATAGCTCCGCAATAGCGAGTTCATACAAAATATAATTTTTTATTCTCGGCTCTGCTTCGGCAGGGCCTTTTTTATGGGTGTTCGTTATGGCTGGTGGTGCGTTAGGTCGCTTAAACGTTTTGCTTGGGCTGGACAGTACCGAGTTTTCGCGCGGCCTGAATCGGTCGGAGTATCAAGCGAAAAAGACGTTTGAGAACTTTGAGCGACAGGCCAAGCGGGCTGCTACCGCTTTTGTGGCCATCGGTGCGGTGGCAGGTGCTGCCTTTGTCGCCTGGACGAACGAAATGGCGCAGACCGGTAAAGAGTTGGATCGGCTGTCTACGCTATCAGGTACAAATGCGGAAACGCTTCAGCGCTGGTCTTACGCTGCCCAGTCGGTGGGTATTGAGCAGGAAAAACTATCAGACATTCTCAAAGACACGCAAGACCGGGTCGGTGACTTTCTGACTACCGGCGGCGGGCCGATGGCAGACTTCTTTGAAAACATTGCGCCAAAGGTTGGTGTCACCGCCGAGCAGTTTCGCAATCTTTCAGGGCCTGATGCTCTGGGTTTGTACGTTTCCAGCTTACAAAAAGCAGGGTTGTCTCAATCCGAGATGATCTTTTACATGGAAGCAATGGCGTCGGATTCGTCATTGCTGATTCCGCTGTTGCGTGACAGCGCTGCCGGCATGTCTGAAATGGGGGCAGAAGCTGAGCGTCTTGGCCTTGTTATGACCAACGAAACAGTTGCGGCGGCGAAAGAACTAGACAGGAATTTGCAGCAACTGACGGGTGTTGTGAAGGGCGCGTCAACAACAATGGCAAATTCATTTTTACCGGTGATGCTTGATGTTTTTGATGCATTTAAAGACACAAAAGAAGAAACATCGTTGCTATTCGGCGAGACTCAAAAACTGAGCAACGACAAAAACTTAGATGACTGGGCGCAGAATACGGCTTTGGTATTTGCTCATGTTTATGACGCTGTGAGCGCAGTTGTAGACATGGTAATAATAGCTGGCAGTAGCATCTCCGCTGTTGTGGCTGACAGTAAAGCGGCATTAGCGACAATGGCAAACATTCTGCCAGATTGGGGTGTGCCGGGTCTGATGGCGAAATCAGTTGGTATTGATGCGTCAGACGAGGGCGTGCGACGTATTGTTGAAGAAGCCGCAAAAGCCAGAGAAAAAGTTAATCAACAGCTATCAAATATATGGAATAAGCCGCTTTTAACCGACGCTTTGCGTGATAGTTTTAGCAACGACGAATTACGCATGTGGGAGGCGATGCAGTTGCCCACGATAACAGTTAGGCCAGATGGGGTAGGCTCATCCAGCAAAGCTAAACAAGAGCGCGACATCGTGTATGGCAGCATCGAACAATTGCTTGAGGCGGAAGGTGAGCTTATCCGCATGACTGAGCAGTATGGAATTGTTCATGAAAAAACAATGGACGGTGTTTCGGAATTCACGCTCGAGGCTGCTCGCAATATTCAGAATTCCTTGGGTGACGGCCTATATAGCATCCTCACTGGCAACTTCCAGGATATCGGCCAATCATTTGGCGACATGATTACGCGCATGGTTGCTGATGCAGCGGCGGCAAACTTAGCTGAAGCTTTGTTCGGCAATTACAGTAAAGACGGGGAAGTGGGGGGGCTTATAGGTCGTGCCGTGAGTTCCATATTCGGGCCAAGCATTACGGCAGGCTCGGGGTTTGATCTTGGCGCACAGAGCTATTTGAATACGCCACCCACTTTCGCATCCTGGTCGTCATTCGATTCTGGTGGCTACACCGGCCCGGGCGGCAAATACGAACCTGCGGGTATCGTGCACCGCGGTGAGTATGTGTTGAATCAGCAAGCCACGCAGCGGGTGGGGGTGGGTGTATTGGATCGAATCAATAAGGGTTATGCAAATGGCGGACTGGTCGGCAGCGCCGCGGCTGGAGGCTCACCTCAAGTCATTCTGAACAACAATTCCAGTCAACCCCTTTCAGCAAGTCAGCCCGAGGTGAGCTTTGACGCAATGGGACGGATGATGATCAAGGTGATGTTGAATGACTTGCAAAAGAATGGGCCTTATGCTCGCCAACTTAAAAGGTCGATGTGATGGCTACATTTCCTTCATACGCAAAGCTGTTGCGCGCCGGATATTCGGAAGAGCCGGATTACGGTGTTTTACGCACCGAAATGGATGGCGGCATTGCTAAGCAGCGTCCACGCTACACGACGCCTATAGTGACGCGGGAGGCCCAGATCAAGGTAAGCAGCAAGGCCGATAAGGCCTCGTTTGACGAATGGGTGAGAACAGAGATCAACGGCGGCGCAAGCTGGTTTACATGGATTGATCCGCTCAGCGGTACAAGCAAGCAGGCGCGTATCGTTGGTGGAAAATACCAGTGGACAAGTCCTGGGATAGTTTGGGTTGCCGCTTGCCAAATAGAGACAATCGGATGACGTACACAAATCAAGGTCGTCGTGTTCTAAATGCAACCAGCCCCGATGAGCCATTACTCGAGTTGATCGAAATCACTCATGCTGACCTGGTCGTGCCGGCAAGGTTTGTTAATGACACGGTGGAAATAACGAGCAACGGTGGGCTGTTCCACGCAACCTCGTTCCGATTGACCAGGCCTGACGATGTGGATGAGCAAACGCCCACTGCAAAATTGGCAGTAGACAACGTTGGACGCGAGCTCACGCAATGGCTGGAAGTAAGCAATGGCGGCAAAGGTGCGCGGTGCCGAATCCTCGCGGTCCTGCGTTCAGACCCCGATGTGTATCAATTCGATATGACGCTAGATTTGTCGGGCATTTCGGTTAACAACATGGAAGTATCCAGCACGCTTGGCTTTCAGAACACGCTGATGCAGCCAGCCGTTGCAGTGCGCTACGACACGATCACTGCGCCGGCGATGTTCTAGTAAGTTGTCATACTGCGTGCTAGTATTTCCATATGTAAAAGAACCTATGAGGGGCTTGATGCGGTGGATTGTTTTGTCGATTGTCGTGGCGCTGGCGGGGTGCTCTGGTATAGAGCCAGGGAAAACATATCCGTCTGAAGCGTTTAACGTATCGGTAACTTATCAAGAGGCGTACCGTCGCGCTCAATCGCACGGCCATGAGTGTTTGTCGACATTCGTTACGAGCGGAGACTTATACACTGATAACCAAACTGGCATTGTCCGCGTTTCGATACCTAAGTTTATGTACACCGGCAGAGAGTCGCTTAAAGTAAACGTGTCCGCTACAGGGGAGAGCAGTGCGAAGGTAGTCGCCACTGTTGACAATGTTGGCGTATTCGACCAAAGGCAACTTGAAGCAATAAGAAAAACTATTGAATCAGGTTCTCCTAACTGTAGGTAAAAAAACTCACATATCTATAACCGCCTCCGGGCGGTTTTTTATTGGCTCACTTCGGTGGGCCTTTTTTATGGGCGTTAGAAATGCATTGGTCTGACAATTACGTAGGCATTCCGTACATACCTGAGACTGCCGACTGCGCCGTACTGGCGGTGCGCGTAGCGAAAGAGGTATTCGGCAAAGACATTTCATTGCCCGTTGCGCATGCCGCCACCATTCGCGCCCAGGCTAAGCAGATCAACGACTTGAAAGACGATTATGCGGAACGCATCAATGCGCCGGCAGACGGCCAGCCTGTGTTGCTGGTTGGGCGAGGGCATAGCTGTCACATCGGCATCATGTGCTGGACCGCTGGCGAGTGGTGGGTTTTGCATGCCAACCAGTCATTTCAGTTCGTGACGCGTGAAAGGCTCCGAGACATGACACGCATTCATTATCGGGTTGAGGGTTTCTATAAATGGCTGTAACCGTCGAAAATCCTTCGCTGGTAGTCCATCCACATGCATTGGTGGGCGACGGACGCCTTTCAGTTGTTGAAGCATTTCGAGAGCGTGAAACGCTAGGCGCGTACATCAAGAGAACCGGCGTTGTTGTGCCTGCTGGTCCTGTGGCGGTGTGGCATAACGGCGTTCGCGTGCCTGATGCTTTGTGGCAGCAATTGATCCCGCGCACCGGGGACCAGGTTGTGATCCGTGCTCGTGTGATTGGTGGTGGCGGCGGAAATAAAGTCTTGCGCACTGTCGCAATGGTTGCACTTGTTGTTCTGACTTATGGTGCTGGGTCTTTCGGCGGTTTAGCGGCAATGGCTGGAAGCTACTCAGCATTGGCTGGGGCGGCCTTGATGATCGGCGGCACGCTCCTGATCAACGCACTCATACCCCCGCCTACCGCTACGGCCGCACAGCTCGGCCAGGGCGGCAAGTATGAGTCCAGCCCGACTTACGCCATATCTGGTGGGCGTAATCGGCTGCGCCCGTGGGAGCCGATGACATTGATTTTCGGGCGCCACAAGGTTGTGCCGGACCTGGGTGCAAATTATTACACCGAGTACGTTGGCGAAGATCAGTACCTGAATCAAGTTTTCAACTTTGGGTTGCAGGCCGGCTCTCTTCAGTTGTCTGACTTCAAAATTGGCAACACGCCGATCAACAACTATCAGGGTGTTCAGCTTCAAACGTCGAATGCCACAGGCGCATTAACGCTGTTTCCGGGCAACGTAGACACGATTCAAGGCTTTGCACTTGCTTCTGGGGTGGTAAACAGTCGCACGACGGCAGCCAACACCAACTACATATCTGTTGAACTGGCAGCGCAACTCTTTTACGTGCGCGATGACGGGGGTATTGACGCTCGCTCGGTTGATTTGCGAATCCAGTATCGGCCCGTAGGTGGGGCGTGGACGGACATAGGGTTGTTGCAAGACGCCATCTATGCCACGCACTATTGGAGCCTTGAATATTTTGACGCCTATGCAGGCATGTATCAGTACAAGTACGGCTCGACGAACTACGCAGATCACACCGAAGGCGAGCAAGAGCTTATATCTGCAGGCGACTACTACAACCCACCGATTTATGGCCGCTGGCGCTGGAAGCCGCATCCGTTTCAATTAGGGCAGCCGTGGCAGGGCCAAGCGCCTGATCCGGTGATTGGGTATTCCAGCACGCCTGGGGTGCGCATGACTGGCGCCAAGCAAGAGCCGACACGCCGTACGGTTTCGTGGTCGGTCGCCCCTGGCCAATATGAGGTACGCGTATGGAAAGTTACCGGTGACATTAAGAACAGCCGCGAGTCGAACGAGGCGGCAGTCAATCAAATTCTGGCTTATCAACCTGACACCGCTGACTATACCTGGCAGCAGCGGGTTGCTTTACGAGCAAAGGCCACCGGGCAACTAAACGGTGCTATTGATGAGTTCAACGCTATTGCGCAAGTCTATTGCCCTGTCTGGAATGGCTCGGCCTGGGTGTGGGCGGCGACAAGCAACCCGGCGTGGTCGTTCTTGTGGTTTGCTCGCGGCAAATATGATTCATCCAGTGGCAACCGTGTTTATGGTGCCGGACTTCCCGACGCTCAGATTGACATTGAGGCGGTCAAAGCCTGGGGGGCATGGTGCGATCAAAAGGGTTTGACGTTTGATTATGTGCTTGATCGCAAAATGTCTTCGGCGCAAGTCTTGCAGATGATCGCTCGGGCTGGCCGTGCATCCCCAACGTGGCAGACCGGCAAATTGGGCGTGGTGTGGGATGCAGCAGACTTGCCTGTTACAGCGATATTTGGCCCGTTCAATATTAAGGCCGGTTCGTTCGAGATTGATTACATCGCCGAGGGAACCGCTGACGAGATTGTGCTCAATTTCATCAATCCTGCGCGTAACTGGCAAATGGATGAGGTGCGCGTCAAGGTACCTGGCGCAACAACAACGAATAACCCGCTTCAACTTGATTTCGACGGCTGCACGAATCCAGTGATGGCGGGGCGCGAGGCAAACTTACTTGCGGCAAGCCAGGTTTGGCATCGTCGGCGGGTGTCGTGGGAAACCGATATCGAAGGTTGGGTGGCCGGTCGAGGGGATGTGGTACAGATCAGCCATGACCTAACCGTGTGGGGGTACTCGGGCCGGATGCTGGCCAGGGACGGAAACGTTATCACGCTTCAAAACACGGTACCGTCCGACGGGGCCGGAACGATGTTGATTCGTGGGCCTGAGGGCCAGATGAAAACAGTGTCGGTTACGTCTGCCGTGGGCGATGTGGATACCGTGACAATCACATCGGATATGTCGGACTTTCCCTTGCCGGGCGATGAGGGTTATGAGGATGTCCCGGTCGTGGACTGGGTATGGATGTTCGATCCACTGGCAACGCCTGGTCGCAGGTTCAAGATTACGTCAGTTGAGCCCACCGAGGATGGGGTGAAATTTGAGGCCATTGACGACGACCCCGAATACTACGCCAGCGAAAACAACCCATACTTATATACCCCGCCGAAAGATGGTGCTTTGCTGGCTGGGGTTGTTTTCAGTATCGGGTTCTCCGAGACGCTTGTTAACGTCCAGGCCGATATATCAGAGGTCAGTATCAATTGGGTGCTGTCGCGCTCAATGGCCGCCGAGGTCGTGTTCAGCATTAACGGTCTGGCTCAACCAGCCGTCAGGACAGACAACCGGAAAATATCCATTCAAGCAAAAACGCTTGATGTTGTGAACGTGACGGTGACGCCTGTGGGTTCTACCGGGCGTGGCCAGCCAACAACGAACAGTTACACTGTTGAAGGCCTGACAACGCCACTACCGGCGCTCACCGGTCTGAACAGCGTGTTCCGAGACGGCCTGACAACGCTGGTTTGGGAAAGGGTGGTTGATATTCGTCAGCCTCAATACGAAGTGCGCCTTGGGGCTAATTGGGCCAATTCGCGCATTGTGGCGATCACGAGCAACCTAGAAACCTTGGCTGTTGGCAACGGTACGTATTGGGTAGCGGCGAGATTTAACTACCGTGGCACGATTGTTTACGGCCCTGCCGATAGCCTGCAAATATCCGGGGCGACATTGGTTCGCAACGTCATCATCGTGCAAGACGAGGCACCGGACTGGACAGGCACATTAACGGGCGGTGCCTATGTTTATGACGGTTCGCTAACACTTGAGCCGCAAGGTGACTTTCTGGCGATACCTGATGTTTTCCAAGAGCAAGACATTCTTTGGTACGGCGGGCCAGCATCGAGCGGGACGTATACAAACCCAATTGCCGAACAAGTCGATATCGGGTATGTCACGCCGGTTCGGGTGGATTTTGACGTTGACGTTATTGCCCGGAACCTGACTACCGATATTTTGCTAGCGCCGGATATTTTTGCGATAGAGGACATCCTGAATGGCTCAGATTTGCAGAAGATCACGGTTCGACCTCAGATTCGCCATGCTCAGGTTGCAGGCGTTTGGACGCAGTGGCGCGACCACGTACCCGGCCTTTACAACGCTCGATACTTTGATGTGCGAATCATCCTCGAAACGAGCGACCCGCTCATTGTGCCGTTCATCGACAAATTCGAATGGTCGATTGACGTACCGGACCTGACACAACGCGCCGAAGAGGTGGCGGTCGGAACGGGCGGTTTAACGGTCACGTACGACAAAGAGTTTCATGCTCGACCAAACGTTCAGATCACGATTTTGGACGCCGAGGAAGGCGATCAGGCAAAGCTAACAAGTTCAGACGCGGCTGGGTTCACCGTCACGATCATAAACGGCGGGCCAGTCGAGCGAAGTATTAACTGGATCAGTCAAGGTTACTAGCCCCTTCGGGGGCTTTTTTAATGGGAAATTGATATGACACAAAGTTCAATCCAGCTAAACACAACACCGCCGTATTCTGGCGCTGATGCAGTCGATGATACCAACAAAGCATTGCAGACCATTGCAACCGACTTCGCAGGGACAACTGATCCGGCAGGGCTGGACGGATGCGGGCCTTATTGCACCTGGGCCGATACCGCCAATGGTTTGCTGAAAAGGCGTAATGCGGCTGATACGGCTTGGGTGGTCGAAGGTGAGTTATTCCAGTACAAGGCCAACCGCAACGGCGATGGAACGCAAAACTTTAACGTTGCCTCGCTCAACGGCGGTCAACTAGCAGGCTTTAGAAACAAGATTATTAATGGAAACCCAGTAATTAACCAACGCGGCGTTTCCGGTACCGTAACATTAGCGGCAGGCGAATATGGGCATGATCGCTGGAAAGCAGGTAGTGGTGGGTGTACATACACGTTTAACACAGTTGAAAATATCACGACGATTACTATTTCTTCTGGCACATTGATGCAGATTATTGAGGGGGTTAACTTAATGTCAGGGCAGCATGTTTTGTCTTGGCAAGGTACGGCACAAGGACGTGTGGATTCAGGAAGTTATGGCAATTCTGGTGAAGTATTGGGAACGGCTGTCGGCGGGACGAACCAGGCCGTTGAATTTAGTACAGGAACCCTTAGTTTAGTGCAGTATGAGTCTGGTACAGTGCCTACGCTTTTTGAATTTCGAGGTTTTTTTGAAGAAACCTTATGTTTTCGTTACAGTGAATTAGTAAATGGGTATGCTATATCCACTCTTGGCGAGGTTTCTATTGTTGAGTTTAAGGCTAAAAAAAGGGGTACACCTAGTTATTCAGGTTTAGTCTTGAGCAGTGGGTCAGGTGCGGTATTTTCTGCTGTTCCTAATACATCAGTAGCGACAGCATCAAATCCTCAAGGGTGCTATGGAATTATCCAATCAGCAGTTAACTCTGTGCAGGCATACTTCAGGCTATTTATTGACGCGGAGCTATAAAAATGAACATACAAACAGTAATCGAACACGACGACGCGTACATAATAAACGGGGACATTACTGTAATGAAAGGCAGTGGACACCGTTTTCTTATTGATATTGCTGACTGGATAGCACAAGGCAACACGCCCGAGCCATACGTAGAGCCTCCAGCACCCGTGCCTCAGTCTGTCACCCGCCGTCAGGGCCGGTTAGCACTGCTGCAAACACCGCACGGGGAAGTCACTAAACTGGATGTCGTCGAGGCGGCCTTGGAATCCATTTCGGACCCTATGCAAAAGCGAGCGGCCCTGATCGAATACGACGCCGATACTTGGGCACGCAACAACGCATTTTTGCAGGCCATGTGGGCCCAGCTTGGCGGCACCGAGCTTGAATTGGATAACCTATTTAGGACGGCCGCAACGCTTTAGCAGCCACAACCATTGAACCCAGCCCCTTTCGAGGGGCTTTTTTTATGTCCAACCGAAAGGGGAAGAGATGCCAGCTGATTGGTTTAACCACTTGGAAAAGATCCTGCCTGGCTTGCTGGGAAGTATGGGGGCAATGCTGTGGATACAAGGATCGTGGAAACGAAAGCTAGCGCTGTTTGCGTTTGGCGGCGTTATGGCTTGGTATGCCACGCCTTGGATTTATCAAAAAACCGGAATTAGCGAGGGCTTTCTGGGGCTGATGGTTGGGCTTTTCGGGATGGCAATTGTCGATTCGGTATTTCGGATCTGGGCAGATCTCGGTTTGTCATCGATTGTGCGCGAATTTATTCGGGCCCGACTCGGGCTGCCACGGGAGTGAACCATGGAAGAGTTTGTTATTGCGCTGTTGTGCTTTGTCAGTCTGGCCTGTGTGGCCGGCGCGTTCAGTCAGTGTTATTCAGGCACTTTGTTGCAACGAATTGGCATGGCCTTAATCGCCTTTTGGGCCATGTGGCGGGCTGCGCTGATTATTCAGGAAGGGGATGTGCACCCGAGTATGGCCTTGGGTGCGCTGGGCATGGCGGTATTTGCCGCCGGCACGATGATTAAAACTTGGTTGTGGAGGTATCGAAAATGACGCTTGGTCAGAAACAACGAAAATTTACTCGAATGATTGCGGACTTGATCTGTTTCGCCTATAGCCAAGGTTATGAGCTGACTTTCGGCGATGCTTACCGCGATCCTCGTGTGCACGGACATGTTGGGCAAAAGAAATCTTATAGCAGCGCCAATAGCCTACATAAAGAACGCTTGGCGGTGGACTTCAATCTTTTCAAAAACGGCCAGTATTTGACCTCGACCGAGGATCATCGTCAGCTTGGGGAGTATTGGGAGTCTATCGGTGGCTCATGGGGTGGGCGGTTCAATGACGGCAATCACTACTCGATTGAGCATGGTGGTCGTAAATGATTAAGGCACTGATTGGTTGGAAAGGGTACGTGGTTGCGGCCGCTCTGGCTGGAGTGGGCGTATGGGTAGTTCAGGGCTGGCGATACGATGCAAAGATCAGTCGCATTGAGACTGCCCAGGCAACCGCTCTGGCCAACGCCCAGGCGAAAGCGCGACAAATAGAGCAGGCCAGTCAGGCCGCAATAGAAGAGGTAGCGAAAAATGCTGATGAAAAAATTGCCGTGGCTACGGCTGATGCTGATGCCGCTCGTAATAGTGCTGGCCGGCTGCGCACAGAGCTTGCCCGCTTACGTCGAGCATCCGAAAATGCCGTCGTTGCCAGCTCAGGCAAAAGCGAGTCTGGTATCGACACCATCGGTGTGCTCATCGACGTGCTCGAAGGGGTGGAACGAAACGGTCGAGAAGTCGCTGAATATGCTGACCGGCTCAAAGTAGCTGGGTTTGCATGTGAAAGGGCATATGAACGTTTGCGTTAGAGTTGTCGATCTATGATGTCCGAACTGCGTATCTGACGCAACAAGATCAAACGTACTTATGGTATAATCTTTGTAACGATATGGGTGTCCATGCAAAATCAGGGGGATTCCAATGAAGTATTACAAGAAGTTTATTCCAGAAAAATGGCAGGTATATGCGTATGAAGCGGATGGATCACAAGATGACCATATTGGTGAAGAGATGATCCCGATAACAGTAGAAGAGGCGAAAGAAATAGCGAGCGCTGAGAAGGATCACGTAGCCCTTGATATTCTAAGAGCAGGCTCTACAGAGCGAAATTGGAGGTGGCCGCCTAAAGCCTACCAGGAAGCTATAGGTCAAATTGCAGTATGCTCTTCTAGCCTTGAGGTTCTCATCCGTACTGCAATCTGGCATGTTGCGAATCTGGATAGTTCAGTTGGTAGAGCGTTCACCGGCAAGGCTCGAATTGGTGAGCTTTGCGAAATGTTGAAAGCGCTAATTGAAATCAAAGCTCCTCATCTCAAGGACGATGTCGCGCAAATCACATCGCAGATCAAGGAAGCATTTACTCGCCGGGCTATCTATATCCATCAGGTATGGAGCGTCAAAGACGGATTGCCTGCTGTTGGAAAGCTTTTTATTGAGAGGTATGAGCGGCTTGAGAATCTATCGCCAGTCTCTTTGAGTGACATGTACAAGTTGGCAGACGACATGCACGCTGTAGAAGGGAGGATTATGTCTCAGATAATTGCTCCTTTATTACCTCAACCCGAACGCGGCTCAAATTAGCCGCTACTAAACGGTGGGACTCCGTACTTCTGGAGCCAGCACGTGGACGGAAGATGTGGCGAGACGTCGAGTTGCCACGTCAAATAGGCTCTCCTGCGTCCGCCAACTGATATCTACTATTTCCTATCTTTTTGGTCACCTGCCACCAATGAAAGGCCGATTCCGACCTTGGGGTAGAGAGTATCTCAAGCGCTTGGTTGACAGTTATACCTGGGTCAACCCACTCAAGGGCATTGTCGGGGCTTAAACATATTGGCCGTCGGTCGTGAATGTCCACCATACCGCCTGCAGCGTCATCGGTCACGATCGCGAACCCCGTTTCAGCAAGTACGTCTTTGCCTGGTTCCCAGGCAGTAATCCCTGCCATCAATATCGGCGCTTCATCTTTCGGGCTGATGTACCACGGCTGTTTGTCGCCTTTTTCGCCTGTCCACTCATACCAGCCGTCTGCCGGCACAATGATTCGACGCGTTAGAATGGGCTTCCAAAAGGGTGAACCTTTAAGCACGGTGTCCAGGCGCGCGTTGCTGGCCGGTCCGCGCTTGTACCAGGGTGGTTTATACCCCCAAAACAGGCGGTCAAACTGCTCTGTGCCATCGCCTATTCGGTGGAAAACTATTGGGCGGGTACCTGGCGGCACGTTGTACTTGAGACCGTCATCGAGAATTTTGCGCATATTGGTACGCAGCGTCTCGCCGTATTCATGGACTTCCCGCGCCTGTCGAATCCTGCCACACAT